TTGTGTGTCAATCTAAATCTTATAATATCCCTCACTTTATTCGTGTATGTTGCACAATGGCAACAGGGCGGGCCCACCCCTACGGGGGTAGGGAATCGGGGCGGGCCCACCCCCATCGGGGTATCGGGCCCCATGCGATTTCTGTGTGGAAGAATTTGGGGAGGGCCCACCCCCTAAACAAGAGAAAAGGGGTCCCAAGGTTTACCCTTTATTGCTTAATTCAGACAGTCATGGTAAGACTTTTATAAACGGGTTCATATGAAGACAATTGATGAAAATTTTTTAAAAAAATTACCAAAAGGCGAACAAAAAGAGTACTTAAAAACCTATTTACAAGCTGATCGTTTAGAAAATAAGAAACGATGCCACAATAACTTTCTATCTTTTGTGAAATTCATGTGGGAAGACTTTATTTCTGGTTATCATCACAAAATTATTTCTGAAAAATTTAATAAGTTGGCTTCTGGTGAAATAAACAGGCTAATTGTTAACATGCCACCTAGACATACGAAGTCAGAATTTGCCTCAAACTACTTACCGGCGTGGATGATTGGTAAAAATCCAAAATTAAAAATTATCCAAGCGACTCACACCGCAGAATTAGCTGTAAGATTTGGAAGAAAAGCCAAACACCTTATCGATTCTCCGGAATATCAAGAACTTTTTGATACAACACTTAGAGAAGATTCCCAAGCTGCCGGAAGATGGGAGACTGCGCAAGGCGGAGAGTACTTCGCGGTCGGTGTTGGAGGTGCCATGACAGGTCGTGGTGCGGATTTATTGATTATTGACGACCCTCACAAAGAAAAAGATATGCTCAGCAAGGATTCGTTCGACAAGGTGTACGACTGGTACACTTCAGGACCACGACAACGTCTGCAGCCAGGCGGAAAAATCGTTTTAGTTATGACTCGTTGGTCTACAAAAGATCTTACGGGACAACTCGTCAAGGCTCAGGGAGATGTTAAAGGAGATGAATGGGATGTTGTAGAATTTCCAGCCATCCTTCCTAACAATAAACCCGTTTGGCCAGAGTATTGGAAGAAAAAAGAATTAGACGGAGTTAAAGCTTCAATTAGTATTCCAAAATGGAACGCTCAGTACATGCAAGCCCCAACTTCGGATGAAGGAGCGATTATTAAACGAGAATGGTGGAGAGATTGGAAACATAATGACCCTCCTCACTGTGATTTTATCATTCAGTCTTACGATACAGCTTTTTTAAAAAAAGAAACAGCCGATTATTCGGCAATTACGACTTGGGGAATTTTTAACAGAGAAGATAGCGGACAAAATGCAATTTTATTGGACGCATTTAAAGATAGATACGATTTTCCAGAGCTTAGACGTAAAGCTCACAAGGAATATATGTTTTGGAGACCGGATGTTGTGATTATTGAGGCGAAAGCTTCTGGATTACCTCTCACTCATGAGCTTAGACAGATGGATATACCAGTTATCAATTTTACCCCTAGCAAAGGGAACGATAAACATGTTAGAGTGAACTCGATTGCACCTCTTTTCGAAGCGGGCAAAATTTGGGCGCCCAAACATAAACAATTTGCTCAAGAAGTGATCGAAGAATGTGCTGCATTTCCGCTTGGAGATTATGATGACTATGTGGATTCAATGACGCAAGCGATTATGCGTTTAAGAGGGTCACATTTTGTGACTCACCCTGACGATTACAAAGAGGAAAAATTAAATAGAGGAAATAACTTAGTATACTATGGCTAGGAAACTAATATTAGAGAATTTAATGAAATTGGCTTCAGGTATTGGAGCAAACCCAAATAAATTTATGGGAACTCGAAGCAATATTACTTTTTTAGGAAAAGGTCCTGAAAAAAATCCCTTGTTCCAGAGATATCTACCCGGATTAGAAAATGCAACGACTCAAAACCTCGGTTCCCGATCCTCGCTCATTGAAGCCACCGAAGATGCCATGGGATTTGCGAGTGCGGGTAAACTCAACGATATTCAACTCAAAATTTTAACCGAGAACCTAACCGGCATTAACAAAATTTTAAATCCGCCAACATTACCGATGGCAAGCGTTTCTCAGTTACCGACTCGGGGAACAGGGATTAAGTCCATGCTTCCGGAACCAGGGCCAGGGGATGTTGCAGCTTTCCACGGCGCGCTGAATATGCAAACCGGAATGTCCAGAGCCATTGCTCGAAACCTTTTACTCAAAGATAATAGACTTAAACTTAGCTCTGGCGATCTGTCTATGTTGAAAGAAGGAAAAGGCGAACCGTTAGACCTGATGAAGAAATATTATGGAGAAAGTATGTCGGCCTATGATGACTTTTTAAATCAGGTGAATCTCGAAGCAGCCCGTCCTGAGGAATTTGCCGATATGATTTTAAAGAATATTAAGCTAGTGCCCCAATTTGCTAAAGGTGGTCTCGCAAGGATCTTGGGGATGTAATGAGTTTATTCAAACGTGATGAAAATAAATATCGTCGAGAATATATGCGGGAGTACCGCTTAAACAATCCACAAGCTAAAAAAGTCATTGATATCATAGTCGATGGTAAACGATATTCCTTTGAAGCACCAGCAGGACATAAACCCGGAACCAAGGATCTTCTTAAAAAACTTATTAGGGGAATTAAAAAATGGAAACAGAATCCGACTCAAGAAAATTGGACAGAAATCTTTAGAGTCCCCCTAGGTCCAGATGCCAAGACGACGAGTAAACAATTACGGACATCGGTTCAACTCAGAAACTTTCTTCAAAATAAACCAATGGAAGGGGCCCTTTGGAAAGGTATTTTTGAGAAGTCCAATATGAAGAAGCTCTTAAATTTATCGGAAGCCGATGTAAGTAAGATTAAAACCTATACTCCGGAAGTTTTTGCATCCACGAGAGGATTATTTGGGTCCAAAGCTGCGGCTTTACGAACTCCTCTTCAAAAAGGAACTAACGATCTTCCAGAAATCGTAAAAATTTTTGATAAATATAAATATAATACAGATCTTAGTAACTTGAAGAATCAAGATGCGGTTCTGGATTTAATAAAAAAGAATTCCATCATCGCTAATCGTTTTAAACAAGAAGGCGTCCCTCTAACCTTTAAAAATTTAAAAACTAGAATTTCACGAGCCCATAATGCGGTTATTAAAAATACCTTAGACAAAGGAAAGTATGCGGGAATTTTCGAAGGTCTTTCTACAGCGGATAGACAAAACTTTTTAAACAATGCTCAGAAAATGTTTGGAGGTACAATTAATCGGACTTTTCAAAGTCAATTAATTGATACTTTAAAAGGAGACCAGTTAAAACAGGCTACCGACAAACTTTCGAAGTTTTCAAATCTAAGAAAGTTTTTAAGTGATCGAATGGGGCACATGGGAACGCGACATGACGCTTTCATCCAACTAGACCACCCCATTAGTTTAGCGGCTCTGGATAAATCAAAAAATCTTAATCAGGCTCTCAGAGTTAATCCAATTGCTGGCGATATTAATCTATGGAAAAATAAAATAGATAAACGTTTGAATGTTTTACAAAAAAATAAAGACGTTAAAGGTTTACGAGCGATTAATGAAATTAATCAAGTGTTATTTGGAAAAGGTGCTCCTTCGTTCACCATAGGTGCGGAAGGTATTTCTAAAATCAAAGGATTGCCGGCAGATTTTAGAAAAGCAAATCTTCTTGAACAATTAAGAGGAAGCGTTGGCTTACACGAACAGCTTAAGACGAATATACCAACCGTTCGTCCAGAAGCTTGGACAGAGGCTGGATTTACTTCGGCGACAAAAGGAACCCTATTCAAAGAACTAAAAGCTCTTAAAAGTTGGAAGCCTGAAGTTTTGAGTCCTTGGATTGATGAATGGACTAAGAAAAATCCTAAGTTTGCAAAAATTTTGGAAAAAAGAATCGGATGTCAGAGTGGGTGTTTAGCAGCAGCTGCTAATGAAAATCCTTCCGCATTTTCTGAAGCTCTTAAAAAAACACCCGGAGCAGCACGTTCATTTTTAGGTATGTTGGGTAGAGGCGGAGTGAAAGCTGCGCCGTTCGCAGCAGTTGCTGCGGCAGGTGCACTTGCAGAGCCTTTAGTGAAACAATTTAGAAATGACGACCCAACAACTTACATGACCGATCCAGATCAACAGAAAGGAGTGTTATTATCTTTAGTAGAAGCAGAAACTCCAAAAGTGGATGAAGAAATTTTAAAATGGCAGTATCCAGGTATTGCTGCAGGAGCAGCAGCCGCGATTCCGGGTTCCAGTGCCGTGTATGGAGCTAGAAGAAAACCTTTTAAAAGTATTAAACGAGGAATTGATAGAGCAGCCATGGGCCCAGCTCGAGCAGCTCTAGGACCGGTTGGAAAATTTTTAGCAGGATCGTTTTCTCCATTAGCTGTAGCGGCAAGTTTACCCATTCATATAGGCGCTCAGATTAAAGGAGGAGCAGAACTAGAAGATATTGCAACTGACCCAGTTAATTGGGCGGGACCTGCATTCGCTAGTGCGGGTGCCAAGGCAGCAACACGAGGAATGCCTAAAACAGGTATTTTATCTAAAGCTCTTAGAATGGGAATGAGTCCCGCTGGATTAAGAGTGTTATCGAGAGGGGGAATCTTCGGACTTCTGGCAGCAGGAGGATTAAAAGGTTATGACATCTGGGAAAACAGTAAATACAAATAAAACTCTTGTTGCAAATATGCAACACGTGAAATGGAAAGCAATCCCTCCTTTGAAGGGACCAAACTCACAAGGCTTGAATATTAAAGATAAACAGGTTAAAACAATAATAAATTCGGGAGATATAAATGGTAGACAAAATAGACAAAGCGTTACCCAACGTAGATCAAGAAGTTAATATACAACCAGAAGAAATTACGGTTACAGAAACCGATAAATTATCTGAAGTGACCCCAGAAGGGGCTGAAGTTGTTATGGATGAGCAAGGCGGAGCGGAAATTAATTTCGATCCCATGGCTCAACAACAAGCCAGTCAAAATCATTTTGATAATTTAGCAGAACAAGTTGATGATAACGAATTAAGCAGACTCGGTTCCAAATTATTTGATGATTATTCTCAATATAAATTTTCCAGAAAAGATTGGGAAGATACTTACACAAAAGGTTTAGATTTATTAGGATTTAAATACGTTAACCCTACACAGCCGTTTCAAGGTGCCAGTGGTGCAACGCACCCAGTACTTGCTGAAGCGGTTACCCAATTTCAAGCTCAAGCTTATAAAGAATTACTTCCTGCGGATGGTCCTGTTAGAACTCAATCCCTAGGAAAACCTAGCCGTCAAAAAGAAGAACAAGCGGTTAGAGTAAAAAATTTCATGAACTATCAGCTCATGGATGTGATGAAAGAGTATGAACCCGAATTCGATCAAATGCTTTTTTATCTCCCTCTTGCCGGCTCTGCCTTCAAAAAAGTTTATTACGATGAACTCTTAGGCAGAGCGGTATCTAAATTTGTACCGGCTGATGATTTAGTGGTGCCCTATACAGCAACTTCAATTGAAGATGCAGATTCTGTTATGCATACCGTTAAAATGTCGGAAAACGATGTAAGAAAAAAACAAGTTTCAGGTTTTTATAGAGATATCGAATTAAAACCTGGTTATGACCAAGAAACAGAAGTTGAAAAGAGAGAACGTCAACTCGAAGGAATTAAAAAAACAAGAGACGAAGATATTTTTACAATTATTGAAGCTCATGTTTATTTAGATCTTGAAGGTTTCGAAGATATGGATCTTCAAACTGGAGAACCTACAGGAATTAAACTTCCTTATATTGTGACCATAGAGTCCAATACAAGAAACATTCTTTCTATTAGAAGAAACTATCAACCTAACGATCCATTAAAAAGAAAAGTTGAATACTTTGTTCACTTTAGATTTTTACCTGGAATGGGTTTTTATGGTTTTGGTTTAATACATATGATTGGCGGACTATCAAGAACAGCAACCACTGCTCTACGTCAATTACTGGATGCAGGAACCTTAAGTAATTTACCTGCAGGATTCAAACAACGAGGCATACGAGTAAGAGACGAAGCTCAAGCAATACAGCCTGGCGAATTCCGAGATGTCGATGCACCTGGTGGAAGTATCAAGGATGCATTTATGACTCTTCCTTTTAAGGAACCTTCACAAACATTACTACAATTAATGGGTATTGTTGTGTCGGCCGGACAGCGTTTTGCCGCCATAGCTGACATGCAAGTTGGTGACGGCAACCAACAGGCTGCTGTTGGAACAACTATTGCTCTCTTAGAACGTGGTTCAAGGGTCATGTCAGCCATACATAAAAGATTGTATGTGGCGATGAAACAGGAATTTAGTTTATTAGGGAATGTCTTTAAAACTTATTTACCTCCTGAATATCCTTACGATGTTGTAGGAGCTCAACGAAATGTAAAAGTTTCAGACTTTGATGATAAGATAGATATTATTCCAATTGCAGATCCAAATATTTTTTCACAATCTCAAAGAATTTCTATGGCACAAACGGAATTACAATTAGCAATGGCTAATCCAAGACTTCATAATTTATATGAAGCTTATCGTTCAATGTATCAAGCGATCGGAGTTAAAGATATTGATAAAATTTTACCTCCTCCACCACAACCAACGCCGATTGATCCTGCGGTTGAAAATATTATGGCTTTATCTTCAAAACCTTTTCAAGCTTTTAAAGGTCAAGATCATCAAGCCCACATAACTTCGCATTTAGCCTTTATGTCTTCGAATTTAGCTAGAAATAATCCGATGATATTAGGAGCTTTAGAAAAAAACTGCTTTGAACATATTTCAATGATGGCTCAAGAACAAGTTGAAGTAGAATTCAGAGACGAGATGATGAAATTACAACAATTGCAACAAATGGCTCAACAAAATCCCATGATGCAACAGAACCCACAATTTCAACAACAGATTATGCAAATTTCTATGAAAGTTGAAGCAAGAAAAGCAAAACTCATTGCTGAAATGATGATTGAGTTTAAAGATGAAGAATTAAAGATTATGGGTCAGTTCGGTAATGATCCAATTGCTAAACTTAAAGCAAGAGAACTTGATTTAAGAGCGATGGACAACGAACAGAAAAGAGAGCAAGATCAAGAGAGAATCAACATGGATAGAATGAAAGCCATGATGAATCAAGGAATCCAAGAGGATAAACTTGAACAAAACGAAGATTTAGCTGAATTAAGAGCTGAAACTTCACTCGCAAAGCAGCAAATGTCTAACGACGTTAAAGTCTACTCGGACAGAATGAAACGTAAGGACGTTAAGACCTTGAAAGGTCCGAGAAGATAGGATACAAACAATAAGGAGAAAAATATGGTAAAAGTAACAAAAGAAGTAGGATACCCAGAAGGTGGCAAGACTTATAGTGCCGCTCCTGAAAGTGTTGGAAAAGATCCAAGATCAGAGATCATTTCTAACGAGGTAGCCGCTGAATCTAAAATTGATAAAGGAACTAAGGTTGACGTTCAAGGTGAAGGCGCAATATTAGCTTCTAAAAAAAGAAAAGCTACTTGGTTCTAATATGGCTTGGTTCGGCTTAGCAAAAATAGCATTACAAGCTGGAAGCAAGATATATGCCAATCGTCAGAAGACGAAAATGGCAATGTCTGATGCACAGCTTATGCATGCACAGCGTATGGCCTCCGGTGAGGAAACTTACCAGGGCAAACTTTTAGAAGCTCGGCAAAACGACTACAAGGACGAGATCGTACTTGCGATACTTACGCTCCCGATCGTGGTGCTCGCTTGGTCGGTGTGGACAGAGGATCCGGAAGCTATGAAGAAGATAGAGATCTTTTTCGAGTATTTCTCGAATCTTCCAAAATGGTTCACAAATTTATGGATTCTTGTCGTGGCGAGCGTTTTTGGCATTAAGGGAACGCAGATATTCCGTAATGGCGGAGGAAAAAAATAAGTTGCGTTATATAAATAATTATAATAGGTATTAATATTATGGCTAAGAAATTACTTAAAAAATTAGGTAAAGCAGCAGCTCTTGCTGGCGCCCTTTATGGTGCTACAAAACTAGGAAGAAAAAGAGCAACAGATCTTCCAGGAAATGCAATGGCTAAGGCTAAAAGATTAATGACATCTGATGCTGCTTATACTGGTGGCGGATATGATGACGCTATCAGAAGAGCCCATACTTTAACTGAACCTGAAGATTTAGGTATTATGGGTTATAAAAAAGGTGGTCGAGTTACTGGAGCTGCAAAACGTGGTTTTGGTAGAGCATTAATGAAGGGGAAAAAATAATGAGACAAAACGGAGTAAGAAGCAATGTCAGATTTCCATACGGAAGTGGTATGAAGAAAGGTGGCAAAGCTAAAAAGAAACAAGGTTACAAAGATAGAGAAGATGAATCTATCAGCGCTAGAAGAGGAAAAGAATCTGGCAAGAAACAATCTTTCAAAGATAGACGTGATGAGTCCTACGGAAAATGGGGCAAACGTAAATCCGGCAAAATAAATAAATAACATGGGCGATATCTCTATAAAAGGTCATGGTGTTGAAAGACGTAACACTAAAAGAGAAAATCGTTTAGAAGAACTTGGTCGTGTGGATGCTGAAAAAGGCTACTCACGAAAAGGTAAAAGAAATTTAAAAGACGAGAAAAAAAGAATCGTTCGTGAACTCAAAGCCGATGGTGGAAGAGTTGGAGCGAAAGATGGTAAATGGATTCAGAAAGTTAATAAGTCCATTGAAAAAAGAGGAACTAAAGGTAAATGCACTCCGATAACAAAACCAGGATGTACAGGTAGAGCTAAAGCCTTAGCAAAAACATTTAAGAAAATGGCGAGAGAAAGAAAATCAGCTTAATGAGGCAAGTCTTAATAGACGCGTTAGAGAAACAGTACGAAGCCGAAATTGCATCAGCAGATGCAGTTATTAAATTACTATTGGAGAATTCAGTAGGGGTAAGCGAACATTTGAACCACCAAAAAGAATTAGATTGCCAATTACACAAAATTGCTTCTGCAGAAGAAAAAATACAAGTATTAAAAGATTATACCATTCCTAAAGGGGAAGCAGAACAAAAATCAGTTTATGATTCTGTCACCATTGGAGAGAAAGAATAATGCCATTTAGATCAGAAAAACAACGCAGATATCTTTGGAAAAATGAACCAAAGATTGCAAAAGAATGGACAAAAGCTTATGGTAGTAAACCAGTAGGCAAAAAG